GGTTGCTCAGTTCGGATGGGTGACGTACTTTTGCCCTCCCATCGGGTCTCGTAGTACAACGGATAGTATACAGGTTTCCGAAGCCTGCGATGATGGTTCGATTCCATCCGAGACCACAACAGCCCCTGGTACTCAGCTAATTAGGGCCATTACTGACCAATTCACTGACCCCTAAGTGGTCTCTGGCTTTTCTAACTTTTTGTCGGATAATCCGTCGCCTGCCCGATCTGGAAGCGGTGCCAGCCAGCGATCGGCCAGTAGATCACGGACATCGTCGACGTGGTAACGCTCGGCAATACCAGTACGCCGTGGGGCCAGCCGGCCCTCGTGCGTCCAGTTGCGGACCGTCTGGGGGGTTACGTTCAGTACATCGGCTACCTGCCGGGTAGTCAGGTACTGCACCCGAGACAGTACCACATCTACCCGCGAGGCGGCTTGCGCCTCCCGGGTATCACTAGCCGGAGACATGAGAATATTACGGAGGAGTAATTTTAACTCTTTCCTCAGGTCCTCTTTCGTGGTGATGACAATCTCACTCATTCAGTATGTGTAGTGCCTCACGGCGATTAGCGAATAGGGCGCGCCCCCGATCCGTCGGGTACCAGTGGCGGTTGAGCCTGCACCAGTCGATCAGCCCCGCTCGCTTCATCCTGGCCACGGCATCACCGGTAGCCTCGCCGGTAGCTCCACAGATTACTTGTAGTTGGGTGCCCCGGCAGGGCTTGATCAGACACAGGTAGCTGAGCAGGATGAAGTCGAGGGGGTGGATAGACTGACGCACGGACTACTGATCGATGATGGTGATGTTCTTATCGGCCAGGCGTACCAACTCCCGATCGATGATGCGGTCGCGGAAGATGTCCTGCAGGTCCTTGAGCCCGACGGAGTCCAGCCAGTATTCTACGCTTCCGTCACTCACGTCGAACATGATGTCGACGCGAAATGAAACCGGCTCCTGCCCCTTGTAGATGGGGGTTTTGAGGGTGAAGCGTAGATCGAATTCCGTTTTGACCCGCTGCTCGAAGTGATATAGCTTGTTACCCTTCGTGTCGTCGGCCTTTTCAAGCTCCTGGGTGACGGTAGCACGGAAGCGCTGCAGGTCGCTGACGATCTTCAGGTTTTCCTCCCGGTCAGCGAATAGCGAACGGTTCATCTTCAGCAGCTGGCCGAGTTTCTTGGCCGTGTACGTGCGGCTGGTATTGATGGCCAGCGCCTGGAGGGCGGTAGCCTCGCTTAGCCTTCCGGTGACGGTGTGGCCACCCTCGGTTTGGTGCTCGTCGTTGCTGCGAAACGTAATCGTTCCCGCATCCCGGTTCACGACCGCGTGGCAATCGTTGGTGAAGTAGTCATATCCGGATGCGATCTTTCCGGTGACCCAGTCGGCCGGCGCGGTAATCGTACCGTTGACGGTCACCCGTTCGGCGACAACTTCGGGGCGGGCCTGGCCGTGTCGGATTGTAACCTCGCCATCGGCGGCTTGAATGTAGAGATGGGGGGTGTCGGGAGTAGTATTTTGTTGTGACATGGTAATTCGTTATGCGGTTTTGGACATGGTGAGAATGGAGCCCTGGCGCTCGCCGGGCTTGAGGGGACGGTCGTAGACGAACAGGCCGTGCTCATCGTAGTAGGCCATGCGGCCGACGTCGTGATAGGCCATGCCGAAGAGCGTCTGGTCGATCGATTCGTAACCCTGGTTGATCTTGCGCAGCAGGGCGGAGGTGGAAGACTTTAGCGTCTTGACGCCATCGCTTCCGAAGTCGATAGTATCGGCCTGGTCGGTCAGTACCTGGTGGATGGACTCGACGGGGTTATCGTAGCTCTCGGCAGCCTGCTTGAGTTCCTTGCTGAGCTCGAGGCGAGCCTCCAGGCGGGAACTGAGGCGGAAGTACTCATCCTTCATCTCGATGAGCTCGTGGGGTTCGAAGGTCTTGCGGACCTTATCCTTTTCGCGGACGTCGTAGTTGTCCGTGAGCAGGGTAGTGTTGACCTGTTCGTCAATCACTGGGGAGGATGGTTTTGGCATAAGTGAAGGGTTTGCGATTTACCCGCGGGAGGGAGTAGATCAGTGAGGAATATGGTTTAGGAAGCACTGCGCATACTAGCGTAGATGCGACGTAGATTTTCTACCACCGGACCGGGCAGGTGGGGTTTCAGTAGCTCGGCCGCGGCGGCGAAGTCCTTGAGTTCTTTTGCTTTTTCGTAGCGGCGGGCCCGGGGCAGCCAGTTTGATTCGTGCGGGTCATAGGTGAGACGTTCACCGCCGGCGGCATCCTGGCTGATCAGGCAGCCCTTCGACAGTAGGGCGGCCACCCTGCCCGATACGCTGGACTTCTGACCGCTGGCCATCCCTTCGGCAATCTGGGCACGAGTACTACCCGGATGATCCCGAAGGAAGTCGATTACCCGGCGCTCACTCGCGCTGAAGTCGGTGCTGCGGTAGACGTGGAGTTGGTGCGAACTACTCATCGGTCGGTAGTTCACGGCCCAGTACGACCACCCAGACCACGAGCTTACGCCCCCGGATCTCGGCCGGTGCCCGACCTACCGTATCCTGATGGCGACGTAGTGAGCTTAGTGTCTTGTAGCCTGCGTCGGTCCGGGCACTGGCCTGTTCCCGTCTAACCTGTTCCTGGGCGGCGGCCCATATCTCGGCCTTCTGAGTATCACGGGTGTAGTGAATCAGGTCAGCGTCCTCGGCCAGGCTGAACCAGAGCAGGGGGATGTCGGACGGATGATCATACCGGCCTTCCTCTTTGGCAGCCCTGACATCGGCGGGGAAATTAGCCAGGATACGATCGTACTCCTTGCGAAATTCTTCGCTGATTCGCTGCTGTTCGGCCTCGCGCCGTTCTAGGTATTGCTGCCGGGCAAGTTCCATCGTGATGCTACGTCGGTACCGGTCGTAGGCCGACAGGACCCGGCCGAACTGGGTGACATTGAACTGACCGCCGTACATCTCCAGCGCTTTGAAACGACCGCCGGCCCAGAGTCGGTACGCCTGCCGTATCTCCCGCAGCCCGAGGTGACCGAATTGATCGCGGGCAATGGCGACGCATTCGGCGACCAGAGCCCCGTCGACCTCCTGCCGTGCGCCGTATCGTGGCGCCACGAACTTAACCACACTAGCAATACCGCCGGCTAGCAGCTGGCCGTCCATGATGCGCATCGGATCCTGCCGACCTTGGGCGATTAGGTCGACTTCGTGCCCGGTGAGGGCGGCGTACTCAGAACCCGGCCGTGCCAGTTCGCTCACAGTATTCTCGATACGCAAGCTCAGCGCCTTCGAGGGCGGCAGCATCGGAGACGACGTCGGCCGGGCTGGTGGCGTAGCGGGATGATTTGAATTTTCCATGGGTAGTGCGTTTGATCTTGTCGCGGGATTGTTGATTGCGGGTGCGGTCCTCGACCGCTTTGCGGGCTTCGGTCTTGAGGTAGCCGGGTAGTTTGCGGATGAGGGCGCCGGGGTCCAGTCCGCTGCGCCCGGCGTGGTGCTGGGCGCAGGCGTAGACGGCGGCGTAGACGTTGATGCCGGCCAGGTCGACGCCGGCGGCACGGGCAGCGCAGTCGAGGCGTCGACGACCGCGGTCGGTTGCGATGGCCGCCATTACCGAATCGGTCAGGTCTTCATAGGTCTGCCGATCAGGGTCGGACTGAATGACTTCGTCGTAGGTCGGGCCGAGGTGGCGGATGCGGGCTTCCGCCGGCTGCCAGCCTATCCGGGCCGCGGCGGCCTGCATAGCCTCTTCGAGTACGCCGACGGGCTGACCCCCTGGCACCCGGTCCGCTGCGGGCTTTTCTTTTTGCGCGGAACTTTTTTCTTTTTCCGGAGCCGCTTCGGCTACCGCGTACTGACGGTCGAGGTCGGCAACCGATTCCAGATCGAATTTTTGTTCGCGCTCGCTTGGTAGGTAGGTAGGACTGGATAATACTTCTCTGGATAATACTTCGGGTTCATTTCGTGCACCCTCCCGGTTCATATTATGCACCCCCAGTGTTTGTTGGGGGTTCATTTCGTGCACCCCCCCCGGGGAAGCCGAGCCGAGGTCTGCGTAAATGCTGATCTGGCCGGTCGCCAGCTGGTAGTTCGTGCTAAGGTGACGGCCGGTACGATCCTGGCGCGACTCGGTACAGTACACCTTCTTTCTAATCAGGCGGCGACGGACCTTCAGCACCGTGTTCTTGGCCCAGCCGGTCAACTCCGTAAGGCGGCGGATGCTCGGCCAGCAGCGGCCGTTGGCGTTGAGGTGACGGGCTATGTGGCTGGCCAGGTAGTACTCCTGGGCGTCGAGGTCATCGAGCAGGTCGGTGTGGATATTGAGCATCAGTAGCAGAGGTTGGGTTCTTCGCCCCGCAGGCGGCGGCGTAGCTCGGTCAGCTCGGCGGCGAAGAAGAGCATCTCGGCCCGGCTACGGCTGGCATCACGACCGGTGCGTAAGTCATCGGCGTGCGCCTGCCGGAGAGCACGGTAGTTGTGCCGGCAGATGCGGTAGGCGGTTTCTAGGGGACAGCGAATCATTAGATCTTGGAGGTTAGTACCGCGGTCGAGCCTTCCCACTCGAGGCGGTAGTGAAGGGGTGGCCAGCGAAAGGGTGATGGGGTGTGACCGCGTGACCAGTGGTCGCCGCGGATGAGTAGTCTGGCGGGCTTACCAGCTTCGGCGGCCAGCTGACCGACCACGGTGTAGCTGCGGCTACCAATGCGGAGTCTGCGGGGATTCTTCATCGGGATGCCAGTTGGTAGCGATCGACGAAAGCCAGTCCCTTCCAGCCTTGGCTGACGGCGTAGCGAATGACGCGCTGCTGAGCCTGGGCTACGCTACGTGCCTCGACTACCCGGCATTCCCCACCCGAGTGTTTTGAGTCGGGCAGGTGCGGGGCCAGCGCACCGCGCCAGGCCTTCTCAGCGCAGTAGGCCTTACCGGCCGTGGCGAACTGTACGGGGTGGACGTACACGCCCTCGACCAGGCGGTGACCGAGGTGCTCGAAGTGGATGTAGACTAGGTAGCGTGGGCCCATTGGCATGAGTTTGGCCGGCCGCCGGTGGGCAGCTGATCGGGTTGGTGACCAAATCGGTCGGGTAGAAAGGGGCCAGACGCAACGAAGCCGCGACGGACCTGGGTCCGGGCGGCTTCGTTTGAGGAGCAAATCAGTCCAGAGCTACGCACTGGGGTGGGCTTTTCTAGGGGTTGACGGCCCGGCCCGAAATAATCTTTTACCCCACCCCCGTAGGGGTAGTGACGTCACGCTCTAACCAATCGCTCCACAAACGGTGTCACCCGATTGTGGGTGCAAGGTAGGGTTTTCAAACTTTGAAATGCAAATTCTGCAAACTATTTTTGCAAACTTCCCGGGAGGTGAATAAGATCAGATAGGTCAACATCGAACGCAGTGGCTAGATTGCGCAGGCCGTCACCAAGAATAGTAGCGTCGTCCTTAATGTCAGATGAGACGGAGATTTGTGTTTCGGCTAATGTATATGAAAGCGGGGTCATAGGATGAAGGATTAGTTTCCATTCAGCGGATAGGAAAGCCACTAGAGTAAGTATACTCTACAAACCTACAAGAAAAATAACGAACCTACAGCCGCTTTTGCAAACTTTCCAACATATTGTTGTAATCTTCGATTTCTTGTTTGAATTTTTCCTGCTTCTCGGGAGACGACCTGTTGTAGGCAGACATGATTCTATTGAATGCAATCGTCAGATCTCTCACCTGTTTACGCAGCTTCGCATACTCGTCTATAGCCAGTCGCTTCTCAGTATTGGCAACGCGCAGTTTTGCTTCAAGAGTGTCAAAGATTTCCGCTAGTTCTCTAAGTCTATTTCCCGGCCTGATCTCACCGTGAACAAAATCTCCTACCTTCTGCTCTACCAGTTTGTCGTATTCATGGACTGGATCAGAAGTGTTCTGATTATTGAGATCGAGAAGCCGGTTGTATGGACGATCGCTGCCAGCGATGTACTTCTTAAGTAGAGGCCATGAATAAGCTGCTAGGTTGCGAAGGAAGAAGCTGACTACACGGTATACGTCAGGGCCTCCAATAGTCTGCCCACGCTCTCCTCTCTGCCTGGCATGGTACGAACGACGTACTGTCTGCAAAGCAGTTTGGTTATCCATGTCCGGATAGTTGTCGTTTAACCTACGCTCGTACTCTCTAATTTTCAGCTTCCCCCTTAGCTCGTTACTGTTAAGGTGGTCCTGTTTTGCAGCCTCGATCAGACCGTACAAAAATTCTATGTTTTGATCCTTGTTACTATCTAGTGCTGGATCATTGATCTTTATCATACGCGCAGGCCACTGGCCGTTTCGCACAAAGATAAAACCAAATGCAAACTAGCGCGAACTTTGTAAGATGAGGGACAAGTAAGCAACTACGAACAGTGGCGTACGGACGATCTTAAGAAGACGGTAACAGTATTTACCGGAAGGTCAGTTCATAATTAAACGGAACCCATTGGGATAGCCTCCCCCTATATTTGGGATAATGATGTTTAGCGTGCCACTTATGAACTCTTGCTTAAAAATATTACCCGTGAGATGGTTATCGATAACTTGATGGTTTGACAAGTCGTACATCTGCATTTGGTAGTACATAATAGTGCTATCAGATGGGTTGTGTATTCCCAATTTGAAATCGCCTAAGCCATCTGATGTACTGGAATTCCCCTCAACTACCAGCTTGAAAATGGGAGAGCTAGAAGATGTGGACACATTATATCCTTCAGACCGATTCCCAGTCAGTAATATTCCGCCTTCAGTCAACATCCACCCACACACTGTAAGCCCATCTGTAGTAGCGCAACTTGAAAATAGCCCGGCACTAGTCCTAGGAGAAGATAAGGCATAAGGAACATCTCTTAATATGGACCTGCCTAGTTTCTGAAAGTCGTTGCCACCATCGGTATCTATCTCGGTAGATAGTGAGTACCTGAAAGATGTGAAGTCGAGATTATCAGCGGTACCGTCCTGTGGCTCCCCTTCAGTCAAAACTAGGTTAACCAGACCAAACTGATTAGTTCTGGTTTCAAAAACCTCAACGTAGTGGGTGTCCGTAGAATCATCTACGGGGGAGTAGGAGAATCTAAAGGATACATTCGATTCTGTGATAGGTGTGCCCTCTGCATTCCTCACGACGGCCTGATAGCTAATTCCTTGAGCCACCAAGTTTAGTGACAATGACAGTACTAACGCGACTGGTAGAACGAGACGTAAAAATATTGTTTTCATACTAGAGTTTCGAAGTTATTTAGCTTTGATTATGGTGTGAGTAGAGTTATAAATTGTGCCGGATAGATTGCGAGTTTGAATTATGTAGATACCCGATGCGTGAGCAGATAAATCGATCTCGATATTGGACTGACCGTTTACAATCACATCGTTGAGAACAACAGATCCGAGGCTGTTAAGGACTCTTATGGTTAGCGATTGATCTTGACTATAGGGAGTGATGTAGACCCTTCCTGATGTCGGGTTAGGATAAATTCGTATGAGATAGTCTACGTTTATTGAGTTCGAGGAAGTCAAGGTGCGATCCACCTGGTGAAATCCCTGCGTGAGGACCACATCATTGTTGATGTAAGTTTCTGTAACTGACTCGCCTATCGTATAACTGATGAAGATGGTTTCATTTTCGACGAACCCTCCATCAACAGCTAGGACTACCGGACCCAAGGTCTGACAGGCAATATTGTGGCATGCTATCGAAAGGATCAGCACAAAATTGTACTTCGCTACCCACCTAGTTATCATCATGATATTTTGCATACACCCACGTCTACTTTGTTTAGATGCAAGGTAGCAGTATGTACCAAGAATAAAGAAAACTAGTTTGCATAGTTTGCATGTTTGCAAACTTATGCCTATCTTTGCTCACGAACCCGCCGCCCGACAAGCGGCACAAACGACCCTGAGTCATGAGCAAATCACCCAATTCCAACGTAGCCAAGCCTACTAATCCCCCCACCGAGACGGCACCTGCGTCCGCGCCCCAGCAGATGAGCGACCAGTCGTCGGCCATCATGGTCGATGCCAGCGGCAAGCCCGTCGTCGAGGTCTCCCAGTTCCTTCAGCTGCTCAACCAGGGTGGCGAGATGGCGGACTTCGACATCATGGACCTGCCCGACCTGAGCGATGCCCCGGTGGTACCCCTTTCTCTGGTGGAGGACTACTGGAGCCCCGAGAGTAAGGGCGAGGTACGTAAGCTGGCCTTCCTGGGCGTCAAGACCGTAGAGATTCCGAGCATGTCGGAAGAGAACCGCGGCGAGCTCGTCGAGCGCACCTACGTGGAGTTCGTGGAACGGCAGGCCGACGGTACCGGCAAGATGGTTACCAGTGCGGCCGCCCGACTGGTGGGATTCTTTACCGATCGCAACGTCCCCCGCGGCACCTTCTGGCAGATCACTTACAACGGCAAGGTCCAGAACAAGACCAACGCCTACAAGAGCGACTCGTTCCTGATCAACATGATCGTGGTACCGAGCCGTGCAAAGTCCGCCCAACGTGGGTAGTCAGGTAGAAGCGACGGCAGCAATGGATTTCGATCTGTTCCTGCCTAACCTGTATGAGGTGGGTGAGGTGGTACCCGTCGACCTGACGGCCCTACCCCACCCCCGCGCGCTGCGCTCCTTCCGTACCGAGACGGAGCTGGCGCTGGACTACCTCCGGCGTACTTGCGATCGCTCCCACCGCTGCTGCGTGTGTGCCAGTCACCGGCAGGACGCTACCGATGAGGAACGGTTTGAGTTCAGTCAGCTGCCGCTGGTTCCCCTGGAAGATCAGATCGTACTGGTGCACGTAGTAACCCACACGCCGGCCTACTACATACCGGGTGACCCGCCGCTGCGGCGCCCCTACCGACATACCGTCACCGCCCGGCGCCGCCGGTACCTTGAAGAGATGTTGGACGGTTGCGATGAGGGTACGAAGGCTACGCCCTTCTTCGCCACCGCCCGGCCGGCGTGTGCCTTCACCTTCGACTGGGCGGCGCTGGCCGCACTGATCCAGCTGGCCGAGGGCGGACCATCCGACATCGATGTACTCGATGAGTACCTCCACCTCGAGGGTCAACCCTACCGGGCCACGGCCATTGACCGCAATGATTTGCGCGACTACCTGGCCGGTGATGAGCGGCGGGTCTACCGTCGTGCGGCGGATGCGGCCATCGGCCACGAGAAGCTACGCAAGCTAGGGGACCTACGCGATGCCCTGGCGGCCGGAAAGTTTGATGACCTGCGCAGCGAGCTGAGCCGCCTACCAGCGGACGCCTTTGCCTACCAGGCGCCGATCTAACCTACCCGATTTACGCCGGGAAGAATCACTTAGTCTACTGGGTTCATAGTGTCTTTGATGGGGTTCACCCCTAGCGGTGGACCCCCTTTTCATCCCTCAGATCATGTTTGAATTACTCATCACTCTGGTGCTCATTTGGTGTCTAAAGGCCGACGATCAGCCCGCAAATCCTACCTCATGATTGAATATATTATCCTGTGAGTGTTCCGACCATCAAGGAACTATACCGTATGCTGGAGGGTCTGGCCCGCCACCGCCGCTTCATGGAGGTCTACGACGATCTACTAACCATACAGCTATGTTGTCTGGCGATGCAAACGGAGGAGGAACTGTACCTCGAAACGATCGCTCGCTATGACCAGCAGGTCGTCAGAGAAGAGTGGCCTGCGGTGATTGGCTATCTATGGCGGTTGTACCAATATCACCTCGAACGGGGGGATGGTTGGTACGATCCGCTCGGTATGATCTTCGAGGAATATACCAGCCGCCGCGGTGCCTCCCAGATGGGGCAGTTCTTTACGCCACCCGGCGTATGCGATCTGATGGCGTCGATCGCTGCTACCTCCCATAGCGGGACGTGGGTGAATGACCCCAGCGCCGGCTCGGGCCGCAACTTACTGGCTCACATCGGTCTCGACCCGGCCCATCGTCTACAGTGTCGCTACCTCGGTCAGGACCTCGACCGGATGTGCGTGAAGATGACGGCGCTTAACCTGGCGATGCACGGAATGAGTGGCTACTCTATTCACTGCAACACCCTCACCCTGGAGGTTTTCGGGGGATGGCGCGTGTATCTGGCCGAAACCGGATTGGGCGTCCGCAAACTGAGCGTCGAGCAGGCAAGGGCTATGGTAGTTCCTTGCACCCCCGCCACTGATCCTGACACTGCCAATGAGATCGCACCTACCCCCAGCGGGGAAGCGGCAGCGGAGCTTCAGTTACAGCTATTCTAAACTATATCACACCCATGCGAAAATCTTCACACTACGATTTATTCACTGCCACGCTGCTTGCTACCCTGCTAATTGCGGGTTACTTGATCATGTGCTCACCGGTGGTACTGTAAAGTTCTACTCGAAATAAAACTACCGTGCGAGATCTATTTGGAAACGACAGCCCCTACTTAACGCCCCGCGGCTACAATCCTAATACCCGGAATAAGGATGGGTCCTGGAAGGTCAACCCTATGACGATCACCCACGGTACTACCGAGGGGCAGCGGTGCAAACACTGCGCTCACTTTGTTATCAAATTGTACAGCAAACGGTACTTCAAATGTGCGCTACGGGGGAACGTGGATAAAGCATCCCCGCAGAGTGATCATCGGGCCAACTGGGTGGCATGTGGGAAGTTCGATAGGCACACCGAATGACCGTAAATTACCTGCTTTGCACTCCAATTAAATGTATGCAAATCGAAACAAATAAAGGTTAGAAGGTGTTATATATATGAACGGTGCAACGGCACAATTCATATCTTTTCATCAAGATCCTGCCGCCTACAGTAACAGGCACTTTGACATGTTGTACTCACCAATTACGGTGTTCCGCTTAATTGCGGAACTTTCCCCCGCTGGCTTCACCCGCCGAATTGCTGATCTCGAAACGGTTACCACTGGCTACAGTGTGGCCTACAGGGAAACGCAAGACGGCTACGGCGATGCCGGTCTACGGGCTGCGATTGATCACGCCACCCAGCACGCCGGCTTTGTCGGAGGGTGGTTGGATACCCAGACGGGCCGCTACTACTTCGATAGTGTGCGCATTTTCGATAACGAAGCGGAGGCCATCCGCTTCGGACGGGAGAACGGCCAGCTGGCTATCTGGAACTTTGCAGACATGGCTGAAATTCGGCTTTAGATTGACACCCGGGGGCTTCGGTCCCCGGGTTATCTTAGTACAACTCTACAACTACCTACAGTATGACTACTCACTTCCCCCCAGACATTGCGGAGCGCCTACGGGCTGCACGTGCCAACTTCGGCCGCGCCGGGATTCGGCTCGTGATCGACCCACCCGACGAAAATGACCGAGTCCGCGTGTTTATTCATCAACCTGACAGCCCCCAACTTGCGCGAGCGCTGACAGATACCGAACTGCACGAACGTGCCGTTGACGTGTTCGCCGGCACTGACTACCGTCCAGAAATTACAGTCACCCCCTCGGCTAAGTATGCTATTGATCGTACCGATTCGGAAGGCCTCTGCGTCCGTAGGCTGGTTGAGCCCTACCACGTGGCGCGTATTGCCCGTGGTGAAGGCACACCTGCCCTTAAGCTCAGGAAGCATCCTGATGCCTACCACCTGGTGGCTGTGACCGATATGAACCCGGGAACCTTGAAAAACCTGGCTAAGACCGCTACATCTTTGATTATTCGGAACCAGCTGTACAACCTCCTCAGTAATGCCCGGTAAGACCCTCACGTCGATTCAGGCGCTCGCCTTTGTTGAGCACCCGGCCATTCAGTTCACCGAGGTCGCCCGACGCTTCTACGCCGATGGTAAGCCGTACGCTCGCCAGCGGCTACGACGGCGACTGTATCAAGTAGCCAGCATCAGTGAAGACACTCTGGTACGACTGACCGAGGTTCGCGATCGGTTGGTCAGGGAGATTGCGGGATAAACTGTACAACTAATTCATTAACCAGCCCCCTGTGGCAACTGACGTGGCTGCTGTGTTGGGCGCATATTTGTTTTATCATGAAATACTATATAGGGAAAACCGGCCCCCACATTCTACTAGCTGGAGGTCGTCTTATTCAAGACGGGATCGGTAACTCTGTCTCAGAAAGTGAGTTTTGGTCAAGAATGAAAGAAGTTCTTGGGGACAAGTTCAATGAGAAGGAAGAAGCGATACGTCATCAACTATCGCTGTCCGATAACTACATTCAATTTGGTGATCTCAAGTTTTCTGTCTTGTAGCTGCGCCTAATGTGAGTGACGGTGCAGGCCGACGTAGGAGGCTTGACACTGGCACTTTATTGGGCGATGGTCTTCTTCTTTATAATCAAGTAAAAATGAGTCTTACACCAACCAGACCAGTATGTCGGTACTATGGGGGGAAGTGGAAATTGGCCCATTGGGTAATTGGCCATTTCCCTAGACACCGCGCATACGTTGAAGCCTTCGGCGGTGCCGGGTCTGTGCTGATGAAGAAGCGGCAATCTATCGTAGAGGTATACAATGATCTGAGTGATGAAATGGTCAATCTTTTTCGAGTGCTCAGAAACCGAGAAATGTCTGCGGAGCTTCGCAGATTACTCGACCTGACCCCCTGGTCTCGATCTGAATGGCTGAGCTGCTACGAACCTTCAGGCGACATCGTAGAGCAAGCCAGGCGAACGGTGGTGCTGTGCGCTCAGGGTCACAACCCATCCAAAGCCCTCAACCGGCGTAGTAACGGATGGCGGTCGTCTTCCTCTGGCAATCATCGATTACCGCAAGACTTTCAGGCATACACTGCGGCCCTTACCCTCATTACCGATAGGCTGAAGGGAGTGCTCATCGAAAACCGGCCAGCCGAAAAGGTGTGCCGACAACATGATCGGATTTCAACCTTGCACTACCTAGACCCTCCCTACCCGGGCGCAACGAGATCTACGAACAACGGCAACTATTATCAACACGAACTACGCCGGATGGAACAGCACGAAGAGTTGGCGGGGTGGGCTAACGACCTAAGGGGCATGGTCGTAGTCTCTGGCTACGATTGTGACGAATACGACCAGTGGTTTGGGGGTAGGGGTTGGAAGCGCGTCGCTACCACTGCTACCACTGGAGCGGCTGGGGGTGGATCTACCGGCAAATCGACTATTGCTACCGAAGTACTCTGGCTCAACCCTTTGGCTGCATCGATGCAAAAGCAGTTGGGGTTGTTCTGATCTCGCCCAATACTAGGATATACGCAATATTGCGTATATCCTACGCCGCGTACGCTGCATTTACGAAACTCGGTCCTTCAACGCTCTAACCTCACCCAGAACATCTTGGACGTCCTTGGTCACGCGTTGAAACGCTTCGCGCATAGCTAGCGAGTGGGTACCGCTGCGCTCCAGCACCTTCTCCAGAAGACTCATATTCTGGGCATCTGACATCAGGCGTTTCTCCTTATCCTCGATGAGTTGGCCGACCAGGTCGCGGTTCTCTTTACGAATCCGCTCAATCTCTTCGTTCTTACCCTGTACGTCTCGGTACATATAGAATATGAACGCCACGGCCACGGTCATGGCCGGACCGCCATTCTTAATCACTACCTCCAGAATACTACCGAACTCCATACTACACCAAGGGGCTTAAATTGGGATCTTCCGACGTAACCGGTTCTCCCCATATACATACAAATTTGGCCAGGCCTTGGCTTTCCAGTACTGCGTGAGGGTCATCGGGGGCAATTTCAATGACGTCACCAGGCCCCAGGATGAGGAACCGACGGTCGTTCTGCGGACCTACCTCCACGGTAACCTCGCCCAAAACTCCAATAAGGACTTCCTTCCACGGGTGGTGGTGGGTATTGAAGCGAGATCCAGGCAGCATACGGACCCCAAGAAGCTTACCCGGCATGTCCGGCCAAAAGCCCCGGATGAAGGCCTTCACAACACGCTCATCATCCGGAAACTCCATCCACGTACCGTAGGGTAGATTGACCTTCCAAATGTCCGATTCCAGTTCAGCGATAGTACTCTTTTCGATTAGCATTTCGACGAACTCCCGGTTGTCGATGTTCGCATACTCTGCTACCCGACGCGACAGGCGTACCTGTGCATGATCTGTTTCCATGATCTCTTCCCGAGCACTGACCAGTTTATCGCGCAAACGTCGCTTCTGGTCATAAAATATTACCGTCATTGTGGCCAGGACCACACAGAGAAACGACAATATCACGAAGGCCGTCAGCGACATCAGGGTACGGATATAAATGACCAGGGGCCGGCTCACGCAGCGAACTGGCCCCTGGTGCGGGTTGTAGGTATTCTGACTGAGCTACTCGGCAATCATCGCCTCCAGCCGTTCGATGGTCCAGGCTTCTGCGCTGGCTACGCCGGGGCCCTGACTTTCGTTGAGCGACGCGGCAACGGCCTGCAGGGTAGCTTTTCGGGTGGCTCGCTTAGCGAGTGAGATTGCACTTTCGATACCGCCGTAGATGCGGGTGATGTCGAAGGCATCCTCGCTGGAAACCTCATCGAGTTCGTTGGCGAAGCTGGAGGTACTATCAAGTTTCTCATCGATGGTGGCCAAGGCGAGTTCTTCGCCAACTTCTCCGATGCCCTGTACGCCATCCTGTCCCTTCATCAGGGGGTCGAAAACGTCGGATACATCTTTGAAATCGATCACGCCGTCTTCCATCGAGGCGTACCCGGCGTTGATACCGGCGCCTACGAGGCGGTTGAGTTCTTTGGTTTCTTTCACGGAAGGGAGTATTGGTTAGGGGTTATCGATGACAGCCTGGACGTCGGCCTTCGTCACGGTTCCGTTCTTACCGGTACCGGTGACCTTTGAGATGTCGACGCCGTGCTGGCCAGCCAGCTTAGCTGCGGCATCACTGGCTTCGGTATCCTCAGCGGATGTGCTGACCTGAGCAATACCGACACCCTGCGCTCCGGCAACATTCACCCGGCTGATCGGATTATCGGCGCCGTCAACTACGATGGCCGACAGTGTCCCGGAGCCGGTGTGCTCGACGTCAATCGAGGTGGCGGTACCACTGTTCTGAGTGACCGATACGATGGAGTCGACCTCCTGGCGATCGATCAGTTCGTGGATCGCATCCTGAATGCGCTGCGGACTGGAAGCAGCCGGAAGCGGATATTCGATACGTTCCTGTGTCAGCGAGTCTTCCCGACTGAAGGGAATGAAGCTCACCACGCCGTCCTTACCGGCATACTTGATGCCCTGGATAGTGGACTTGCCACTAAGGGCTACCGTGCCGGTATCGGTTCCGGCAGATCCCGGCTCATCGCGGTCGACGAGGCGGGTAGCGTTTTCGGAATTAGCGGCAGGGTTGGAGCGAAACTTACCGGCGAGATTGAGATCGTAGGCCATCAGGTGTAATTTTGGTCGATGTCACCCCAGCGGCTACCGTCAGGGTGTGGACAGGTGGCGTCTACCACTTTAAGTTGTGAGGTCGAAAAGTAGCGCCGCACCCGACTTTTAGCCGAAGCTATACACCCACAGGGGGTACACTGACCGACCCCGGGAAAGATTACGATACCCCTTACAGTGAAGTCCTTGCGTAGCAGCGGACAGGTCTGGCACCGGGCGAAGCGTAGACGTGCCTGTTCCGGATCGGCAAGCTCCCCACCCCAGGCCACTAAGTCGACTACCGCTTTCTCGACGATAGTGTCGGTGGGAAAGCTACCCCCACCGGGTGCGTCCGATGTTTTCATGGCGACTTTGTTTGGGCTTCGCGGAGCTGCTACACTTACTACACTGGCCAGAACAGGTACAGCTGCGATCGCTGGAACCCAGACCGGGATAGGACTGAATGCACTTTGAATCGGTGGAATTTAAGTAGTGATCGAGCACGGTCTTTACCTTGCTCTTGTCTCTGTACACGGCACGCAGCAGGGAATCCATCAGCGCCTTATCCTGAATATTGTAATTCCTTCCCCCGTACGTTACGCCCTGATCACCCAACTGAGTAACGAGATAGGGGAAGCGCTCGGCAAGGACGGTGTACGCCAGGTAGGGCCCAACGAAGTTACAGTAGAGATCGGCGTATACCTCAGCGCATTCACCGACAAACTTCGGAGCTTCCTTCCATACCGTGGCGTTGGAAGGATCATCGGTGGTAGTTGTAGCGGCCACGCGGTAGGTGCCTCGGTAAATCACCACCTGACCGGCGGCGTAGCCTTCAGACCTATCGATGTACTGACGTGCAGCGGAATAGTCTACCTGGGCCTCTACCATTTCCACCCAGAGTTGGCCGAGCGTCTTGAGACCCTCGCTGTATTCAATCAGGTAGAGCTCACGCAATGGGCACGGAGAAAACGGTAGCTTGACGGGCGTCATTGCTACTACATCCTCGGGGGTAAGCAGTCCTCTACGTTCCATCAGTCTCTGGTTGTTCGTCGCCCTGATCAGGCGTTTGTAAGTCCGACCCTCCGAGTTTCTGGGCAGGAGCTATCGGTTTAAGGTCCTTGATCAGTTCGGATACCGCATCCGGGAATTCGATGCCGAGATCGCGGTAGGGTGCCGGGACGTTCTCGTCTTCGAAAATATTTGACAGTACGCCATTCCACAGATTTTCGAAGTAGTCCTGTTTGGGAGCAATCACTTCGCGGTTTTTCTCTACGTAGGTATCGTACAGCAGATTGCCCCCCAAAGAGGCATTAGCCTGTCGTAGGCTGGTAAGCGTAAGGTCCCAACTGAGCGATGCGGCTACAAAACTAGAAGCGTGTTGCTCCTGGAACTGCAGGTATTTCGTATCGTGGTTGACTTCGAAGTCAATGGCAGAGGGTGGATTGGTCCCGAAGGGGTGTTCAACGACTGCCACTTCGGCCTGGCCGGGCCGGGGCCCGATCGTATCGCCGGGGGCAGCCATAACCGTCACCAGCCGCTTAATTTCAAAGGCGTCACGCTGGAATGAGTCGACCTCATTGCCGTCTTCGTCGACCTCACCACCGATAGCATTCGGATCCTGTCCCTCGATGGCAATTATCTTCTTCGCCAGTATGGCGGTAGCCGCTACCTTGCTCACGTGGTTGCTGGTCTGAAAGTCGGTGTAGTAGGCCGGCATGAAGCGTATGACGTTGGAACGTCCGTAGTAGCTGCCCTCATCATCGTCAACGCTTTCACGCAGGTGGACGACGGTACGCTCCGTCTGCTGGTCTCCCTCGTCCTGCATCCAGCGAAGGGGTTCACCTATGTCGCGGGTGACACGGTACAGTTTCGGTTTAGCCCCGGCAATGGTGCCGCTCTGCGTTAGGTGACGCGAGTGTAGCAGGAACCATTCGCCCGGATCGTAACTCTTCGTGTAGATGCAGTGCAGGTAGTGGAGTACTTCGAAACGGTAGGCGTAGGAATCTCCCACCCGTGATCGGGTAATTGCCAGGTAGGCATTGCCGGATTGTGCCAGGTGATCATCCATCGTTCCGGATAGCTTGATCATTCGCGTGAGGCTGAGATTAAACCCCTTAATTATCTCGGTGAACTTCACTCGGGTAGCGTAGTCTACTTCAGATCGTTTGGAGGCCAGCCCGGGAACGGCACGGCCACATACCCGTACGCGGTGGCCGAAGGTCAGCTCCCTGCGAACCTTCATAACGGTGCCGTAGGTCGGTGAGAGTCCACACAGATCACGCAATAGCGCCAGGAAAGCATGAGAACCGTGCTGACTATCCCCGTAGTAAGGGATGCACCGATGCTTTCCAATCCAGGTAGTTACGGCTGCTTCGTCTACCTGCTCGTAGGGGATGGGGTTGCGGAACTGGAAAATGCTCATCCCGATGCGTTGGTATTTCCGTAGAACAGTACGCGGAGATCTAGCGACCCGTCGGGACGCTTGCGCCCCATCAACTTGACCGGTGCCCATTCGTCTTCGGGTGAGGGAGTTCCCTTCGTCTCATCGTCGTCCGTCACTGGCTCATTTCCTTCTGGTACATTAAGGTATCGTTCCAGCCGCGGTACTCCGAGGCCACTATCGTCATCCCGCCCCGGCTGGAGTATGTCGGTAGCGTGTTCGGCCAGGAAGCCGGCCAACTTATCCTGACTGTCGATGTCCGACCGTAGCGAAAGTATCAGTGCGGCAACACCGGCCACCTGAGGGCATGCCATCGACGTTCCGCTCAGCTTGGCGTACCCACCATTTTTGTGGGTTGAGTAGATGGCGCCACCCGGGGCGGCAAGGTCAATCTCTCGACCACCGGCCGAGAAACTTGACCGACGGTCTCCCGGTTGGTCGGTGCTGGCTACGGTGATGACCGGAGCGTAGTTACCCGGGGGGCCTACGGTGCTGCTGCCCCCGGAAAAGCCGCTGTTACCAGCGGCTACGATGATGAAACAGCCGCGGCCGATGGCGTAGTCGATGGCAGATTTTAGGTGAGAGGGAGTAGCCTGCCCCGCCGGGCCGCCAAGGCTGAGGGATAGGATGCGGCGCTTACCTTTCAGCCTACCCGCATCTTCCAGGTCTGCGACGTAGCGAATCATTTGTGAGATCCACATGTAGGAACCGCCGCCGCTATCGTTGAGCACCTTGCAGGCTACTAGGCCAGCGGCCGGAGCAATGCCCATCACGCCGACTTCGTTGTCTACCCCCGCGACAATTCCGGCACAGTGCGTACCGTGGCCGTGATGGTCTCGATCGGGGGAGTTGGTCAGGTTTTTATTGAACTCTTGCAGATTGTTGACGGCAAGGTCAGGATGGTCGGCGAATGTGCCGGCGGTGTCGAGCACGAATACGACCGCATTTTCGCCCCGAGTGAACTCATGAGCCGCCGCCGCCTGCAGGTAGACGTTCCCCCAGTCAACCACCTGACCGGCAGATAGGGCGATGGGGTCGACGTGGTATTCGGGTAGCTGAATGTCGTAGCGTGGATCGTTCATCGGCGGTAGAAGTGTTTGGCAATCATCCATCCGCAACCGCGGTTGGTGTTCTTAGATGGAGGTAGTGGCTCGGTATTAGAATCTTCGTTCTCAATCGGTTCGGGCACCTCAGTAGCTGGATGTTCGGGAACGTCACCTTCCTCATTGGCCACATCCCGGTCGGTCCTGGCCTGTCGGATCATGTCCAGCAATCGCTCTTTGGGGAAGTAGTGGCCAGGACAGGTCCATCCGGGCCGCAGTTCATTGTGGAAAGTCACCTCACAGTTGCGACCGAGCAGATCATCATGGCGCAGAACTCCGGCCACGGCTGCTAGCAACGAGTCCTCCGTAGGCGGGTGTTGCTCGAAGTTGCCTAGCAGGCAGTGCCCCACACTAAGGCCGTTGTAACCTCCACAGTGGTAACTGACCGTTTCGGGACGTTGCGTGAGGCAGGTCTGGCCGGATGGGTCGGTGACTTCGTGGTAGGCAATACCCGGCCAGTCCTGACCGGTCGGCAGACCATTGGAGGCTACACCCTTGGGAGCACTGTGAAAGGCGGCGATACTACGGACGGTATCGTAGTCGGACCCAGACATGTGGAAGACATACTTCACCTTCTCACTGATTTCTACGATCCCGTATCGCTTGGAGGGGTGGCTGGGTAGCTGGTCAATCAAATCGATCGGCCGGGGTAGTTCACCCCCCGAATACGGCCGTACCATAGCCACAGACATGGCGAGTTGCCCCTCAAATTTGGCGTAGAAACCCGGCGGCGGCGGGTTGTCCCAGTCAATTCCCGTCGCTTCGTAGTGCGCCAGAAGGGCACGATACTGCTCGTAGGTAATGGGCTCATCCAGCTCCCCCACTTCCGTCCAGGACTGGTAGCGCTTGATCACCTTGGTTCGCTCCTTATCCTTGCGTTCAGCACGGCGTCGAGCTTTTCCCTCCTTAGTCGGTTTGAAAATTTTGATCAGGCCCGGCAGGAAGCTGATCACTTCCCATATTCCCACCAATGCCGCCGGTGTAGTCAGGGTCCGGACCTTTTGGTCGCTGGCGGCATTCTTACCCCATAGAGTGAATACTAGGTGAAAGGCAGCGGCCTGAAGTAGATAGAGTGCGACCCACACCAACAGCCATACCCAGAAGGGAGCGGCTGGGAAGATGAGGCTTAGCAGTATAACGATGGCCGTACGTACGGCGGCGTACTGTACTTCCTGCAGCAGGTGCCATCCGTCCGTGAGGAATACCAGGGCGGTAGTCGACAGCGGGAAACGCTCTTCGAGGGGACGGATGAGCTTGCCATCTGGTCCGCTACGGTATTTGTTGCGCCAACTTTCGGAAGGTTTCCAGAAATGATCCTTGAGGCCGGCAGTCCACCCCCGTCCATAGTGGAATTGCAGCTTGTCGGCGGCGCCCTTGGCTGCGTGTGCTATTACCAATAGGACGACGGCGATAGTTATATACAATACCATGGGTTAGGTGTGGAATGTTAGTTTAATAGGGCTACGATTTGCGGCGCGAATAGTAAGGCGATTGCAGCTAGGCCGAATACCACCATATAGGCCCATATTGGGGCGTCCTGTCCGTAACGGCGCTTTACGGCGAATACCCCCAGTAGAACTATGATTGCTGGGGGTACGAATGCTACTAGGTTGGCGAGTAGTTCCTCTTTCATGACGTTCCGTTTAGTTAGCCGTCTTCAGGGCCGACACTGATATGTTCGGGCCGGCAAAGTTGCCAGCACCAAAGTAGTAGCTTCCGCCTACAATGGCCGATGTGGTAGCGGCGTCATTTGACTCCAACGCTGGCCGCCCCCCGCTCGAAAGCCGGCGGCTTAATAGGGAGTTCACCAACGTAATCGGCCGGTTAGTTGTGATGACTGGGTATAGGCCCGAGGTAGTCGAAAGCGTACCCTGGATTACCGTTCGACCGGTACCCGTATCCGGTGCGCTGGAAGCGCTGGATATGACTGGTGCGGCGTCCGTTCGTAGAGTGCCGGCGATGTAAGTGTTGCCACTATTGGTGCCGCTCTGGTTCATCTTGATTACGCTCTGCTCACGACTGTAGATATTTCCCGAGATGCTGACCTCTCCCCCCTGGGGCTGATCCAGCAGAATGAACCCGTCATCGATCACGCAACTGCGGCATTCAATATCTACGTAGGAACCGGTCAAGTCTCCCGAAAGTCTCGCCATTCGCGGATTATCACCAAACGTATTGCTGCTGTAGACGACGTCGGAATAGTCGACGTCCCCCTGAAATGCAAGCGCACTACCCCTTGGGGGTACAGCTATCTCATCGATTTGGATCTGGACGGTGCTATTCGTCACCCCCGCGCCCCGCTCAATAGTGAATAAGCGCGAGAACTGGCCGCGTTTGCTGCCATAGTCCTGTGTCGGGAAATTGCTGATTCCAGTCTTCACTCGAGCGACTATAAATTGTACCTGGCTGTTGTCCAGTATATGGCGATTAACCTGCAGCCAAAGCGCAGGGTGTACGTTATTCTCGGCTATCTCCAGTTCTCTTACTACGAAGCGAAAGTTTTGGTTTTGCTGCGGCCGGTCTCTCATAGTTTCGAAGAATCCGGTACTTAGAATAGCACCCTCAGCTTCAATAACCCGATCTACTACTCCCGAAACATTCACGCCGGCGGGGCTTGATCCGTTCACTGCGCAGAGCACGTTGGAGCGGCTCCGCGGATTGAAGGAACCGACTTCAACGTTGATATTTATTTCGGGTATTGCGTCCCCGTTCGCCAGCGTCGGGTCTTGGTCATCCACGTAGGCGTATACCGAACCGGAATTTGTGAGCCGCAAATTGCCCGTCATTGTGACATCGTATGTTCCGTCGGCGTTAGTAGGCAGGTCAATAGTGTTGTACGCCTGTACCTCGAAGAGCTTCACTTGACCGGTACCGGTACTGGTAATTGCCACATTGTCGAAACTGAAGGTTACGTCATCCGGTGGGTTGACAATCGTACCACCGAGGTCACCCTCCAGGCTGTACTCGCTATTGTAGGTGTGGACTACGTCGCCGGGTAGGAAGCCGCCGGCCTCGATCGCTGCACGTAAGTCTTGCCAAGGACGGGTCGGGTCGCCTACCGCTGCCGTGGCGTTGTTACCTTGGACCCGATTCACGTACCGAATGCGGCCGTAGTCGACCGGTTCTCCGCCAGCGGCCACCTCCGCGTTGTGCGTCAAGATTGCGCTCATCATCGCCTGGCTGATCGATTGGCTATTGGCGGGCGGCACCGGTATGGTGGGCTTCGTCGGGTCGTAGGCGTAGACCACCCCGATCCCGATAGGCTCGGTATTCGTGGTGCCGATCCCCTGCAGCGTCAGTTCTGCGTCCCCGAAAGTGGTGGCTCCTACGGTCTCCACCGAGTACTGTTGCCGCGTGTTGGTCAGCACCCGCATTCCGGCGGTGATTTGGCTGGCGAGGTACCCCAGGCCGCTCTGATCGGCTTGCATCGTCATCGTGACTTGGTAAGTATTGCCGCTCGGGTTCGTAATGTCCGAAAAGCTACCGACCATGTAGTAGCGCCCCTGGATTTGTCCGCATGCGGGCACCGCCATCGCTAGAAGGACCGCCAGTAGAAAGTGCGTAATGTTGAATTTCATTGTATTGATTTTCGGAATATTAGTTCCAGATGGCTCGGTAATAATTAGGGTAGTTGCCGCCTATATTCGGTATCTCGAACCGATTTTCGAGGTTCCTCTGTAGGTCTTGTTTTGGCACATTGCCCGTCAGGTGAACGTCTACCTTTTGATTGTTGCTTTGGTCGTACATCTGGTAGCTGTAGTCGTCTGCCAGCCTGCCTGTGAACCGGAAAACGGCCGTACCGGAGGCGTTGGCACCATCGCTGTTTCCAACGGCCGCAATCTTCAGCGCCGTACAGCTACAGTCTATTTGGTAGCCAGTAGTAGCGTCCCCGCTGAACGTCGGCTCTTCTTCGCCGAAATGCCACACTGTAATAGACATATCCGTTCCGTAGCTGTTGCCGGTTCGTTTAATTCTGCTGCCTACCGTTACGGTCTCGTCGCTGTTTGTCAGCCCGAGCTCTCCCGTTGCCGGGTTGTAGGTCGGATCTTGATATTCGTCGGTCGGGTCGTCGTCGCCACTCGGGAAGATGGTCGGCTTCCCGACTAGTTCTGCCCAAGTAGGCAAGGGTCGGGTGTAAGTAATGGGATTGCCTGCACTTCCGTCACCGGTCACCGGCGCTTGCGTCTCTACCGTGGAGCTTCCGCCGGCAAGTTCCTGCGTAGCCACCTCGAAGTTGTGGATGAGCATTCGCGCCAGCAGCGCCTGGCTAATGCCCTGTGCGTTGGCCGGCAGCGGCGGTATCATCCGCGTCGTGCCGTCGTATTCGTAGACTACCCCTACGCCCGAGGGTCCGAGGGTCGTGCCTTCGATCTCGAGCAGGGTCACCGTTGCGCTTGAGAAGTTGGACGACGGCACTGCCGTGATTTCGTACTCGCGCCCGGTGGCCGTGAGCAAGCGCCAACCGACCTGCACCTGATTGGCGAGGTAGCCCGCGCCGAGTTGATCGGCCTGCATCGTCAGCGTCGCCTGGTGGGTGGTAGCTGTCGGGCTACTTACGTCCGTGATCGTGGCCGCCATGCTGAAGCGTGTCTCGAGCTGTGCGCTGGCATCGGTAGCGAAAGCGAGGCATGCCAGTAGCAGGAAGGCCCCGTAAAGGTTGCTAAGTTTCATTCCGATAGGTTGTTTGGCCTGGCCATTGATTAGCGCAGGAGTTGATCAAATCCATTGGGGTAGCTACCGCCAATGTTGGGGGTTTCCAGAGTGGTTACGTTGCCAGCCACGGCCTGCCCGAGGGAATGCCCGCGGGCGACCTTATCGGCTTCCTGTTTCTGGCTACCGTCGTAGATCTGGTGGGTGAACTTCCGGTCGTAGCCGTTGGCGCTGTTGTCGACGATGAACAACAGCGTCCCGTCGGCCTGTGCCGTGTTGCTGTCGCCGGTAAGGTCGATGTGATCGATGTGACTTCCCGCCGGCATGGTCAGGCGGTAGCCGTTGGCACTGTCGCCGTCAACATTTGGTTCCGTGGCTCCGTGGTAGTGTACTACTACCGCCAAACCGTCGATCGTTTCAGAGTATACGTTATAGGCTGACCCCCCACCGCCTCCGCCCGTTCCCTGGGTTTGCCAGTTGGTGTTGCCTAGGTGGGCATCGACAGCGGCAACGATTTCGGCGGGGGTTTGGTCTTGCGTTGCCTGCTGCTCAATGCTGCCCAGCTTACTTGCAGCTGCATCGGTGAAAGCGTTCGTATTCGAGTTGGACTCGTAGGCCGACTTCACCGCGGCCGGGTTGAGCGGGGGCAGGGGAATGATCTCGTCAATCTCGATCGCGGCCGCTCGAACTTCCTCGGTGCCGCTGACGGTCGTATCGTTCTTACTTTTCATCATCGATCTTTTTTACGTCAGCCTTCAGAATGCGTCCTTCCTGGCCCGTCCCGCATACCTGGTGAAGATCCAGTCCACGCTCTTCGGCCAGCGTCTTGGCGGCCTCGGTTGCATCTACTTCCTCGGTGGCGGTAGTGACCTCGTTCGGCTGGCCCTCCTGCTGGGCACGTACTTCGTTGGGGCCGTAGGCTCCGTAAATGCCGTCCCCGTTGTCGTCTTTTCCGTAGACATCGTTACCCGATCCGAAGGCCTGCACCCCCTGGGGGAGCAGATTGTCGCGCATCTGCTGGGTGCCGACGTTCGCGTAGAGCGGAGCGTACTGCACCCGGCCGCCGAAGTCGAGCTCGTCGCGAGCATTGTCACCAGCCGCCTGGCCGGCGTTGTCCTGGTGGCGGATGATCCGATTGCGCTGGAAGGGCCGGCCGAACACCTCGCCATCGTACTCTACGCCGGTAACCCGTTCGGTACGATCGGCCATGATGGTGTGGCAGACCAGATCGCAGTTCTCGATCATGTTACGAATCTTCTTCGTACGGGCGGCGCTCTTCCCTTCCAGGATTACGGTCTCGACCACCTCGTAGAAGGCGTTGTCCGAGGTGCGGGTCGCATCCCAGGTAGCGCTCTCGCGGTCGAATTCGATCTCGACGAATCCGGTGGCGCCGGTCTTGAAGATGTACCGTAGGATGATTCCGTTTTCGGGATCGAAGGCGCCGGGGTCAGCCAGCATGGCCTCCCAGTCTATTTCGTTTCGCTTGGCTACGAACTTGCGACGGGGGCCCTTGAGGGGGTTACAGCTGTCGTCGAATCCGAATCCCTCCAGTTGGGACGTTAAATAGGGCATGTTTCGGGTATTTAGGCGGGTTCGTTGAAGCGGTAACCGCCGCTGATGTAATCGGTGTCGTTGAAGGCGGCAGCCAGGCGCATGTGTGCCAGGTAGGTGGTCTTGCCCAGGTCGCGGTTATCCGTGGACTGCTGGACGCGGATGGCCACATCTTCCGGCGCACTGGGAATCTGGGCGAACGAACCGCCGAGTTGCACGGTGCCGGTCAGCATGAGGTAGTCGAAGTGGGGGGTACCGGTGAGGTACTCAGCGAACACGTTGACCTCCGTGACCGGGATTGCCGGGATGCCGTCAATACGGTAGACCGTCAGGGGGGCGGCGTTGGCCTGCCCCATGTCGACCTGCAGGGTGTCCACCGTAATGCGCACCTGATTGGTGGCCAGGGCGGCATCCTGTTCTTGCTTTTTCAGGTGAATCGAACGCAACACCGAGGTGCTGACCAGCCAGACGGGGACGTTCTGTACCGCCCCGAACCCGACCTGACCGCCTAGGGTCACGGCATCGTAGAGCTTTTCGGGGGCAGCCTGGAGCCGGGCGTCGAAGAGCGCCAGCGGGTCACCGGTGAACTTCTTTCCATCGTTGCTGATGTCAGCGTTCTGGATCAGGTTGTTGTCGAGGTGAGCGTACTTGGCCGGCTTATCGGCGGCCATTTCGCGGGCGGCCTGCATCCAGCCGCGGCGTACGAAGGCAGACTTCAGGAAGGCCTGCCGAATGTTGGTGGCTACCCCGGGGAGGAACTTGGGATCCTGGAACAGACCACCGGCCGTCAGGACGGCCTTGATGTTCATCACCGTACTCCGCATGATGCTGTCGGTGAGCAGATCGGTCACCGGGGCCCGCTTGACCACTTCGGGACTGGTTCCCCACTCCATCCAGGTTTCGAAGGCCGAGCCGAAGTACTCATCGTAGCAGTCCTCTACGTTGATCTTAGCTTTGGTGGATTCGATCGAACGCTGGTCGTAGCGCAGACGTCCCTGGGGGGTCCAGGCACACGAGTTGTGCGGCTGCAGGAGCAGGGCGTCGGATTTAGCCCAGTGCAGAACGAACTCGTGGTCCTTGTTCATCTGCATCCAGTAGTAGAGGTTGAAGGCCCGCTGCCACAGACTTACATTGTCGTAGTACTCGGCACGTACTAGCGCGTTGACGCGCCGCTCCTTGTACTCGAAGTAGCGGTTACTACCAATGGTAGAGAAGTCCGGCTTGTAGAGGAAGTTTTCCATTGTGTTTGGTCTGAATGGGGCCGTTTGGTCCCGGTCTTAGGTATTTCTTGAAGGAGTGAGGATCAGTACTTACTGGTCGATTCGTCGACGCGCGTGGCGGTTTCGAACTGCGATCGGTCGGCCTGGTTGGCGTTCGAGCGATCGGGGGCGTTACCCACCTTGAGGTTGGCGATGGTCTGGTTGAGTTCCTTACGGTCCTGGCTGGCTTTCGAAAGCTCCTCACTCTGTTCCTTGATGAGGTCGGCCTGACTCTGGACGGTCTTGTTGAGTGCGTCAACGCGCTCGACCAGTTCGGTATACTGCTGCTCGGTTACGCCTTCATTGGGCGTGGACTGCTGTTCGTTTTCCATTTCTTCGTTGGTGGATTGCTGGTCGTTCACGGGATCGGTATGGATTGTTTCGGGTGAGGGGATGCTAGTCTGCCCCAGGCCAATGGCGGAGGCGACTGATCTGAAAATTCCAGGGCGAGAGTTCATCGTTGTGCCGGTTGGATTACGGGAGTAGTTTCGTTCTTGATTGCGTTCGGATTGAATCACGCCGGCCAGTAGAGCGACTACCTGGCCGTACGTAGCCACGCCATCGATCAGACCCATACGGGCTGCGTCCGAAGCCGAGAAAAGGGCTCCGGCCTGCATGTTATCTTTCTCTTCGGTTGTACGCTTCATGTCGGGCCGCATCCGTTCGACGTCGTCGATGAATGCCTGGGCGCCGGCGGTGACGTAGTTCCGAAGCAGAGTCTCGTCACCGTCGAGAAGGGCGCGGTAGTCAGCGTTCTTGGCGGTGGACTGCTCGGCGTAGATGTAGCCGATCGTTTCCTGAATCTCTGCCAGCACCTCCCGATCGAAGCTGATGTAGGATCCGATACTACCGATGTCCGTGCTGCTATGGGCTGCGTAGATGACATCGGCCGATAGGGTGCCACGTAGCGCCGCCGAGGCCAGCATCTGAGTGTATACGGCCACCGGCTTGGTGATGTCGGTCAGGGCATTCTGGAGTTCGGTACCCGATTCGCTCTCACCTCCACCACTATCCACTTCGAAAAGAATAGCGCCAACCCGAGGATCGGATTCAACCAGCCGAAGGAGGTTGATCGTATCCCGGACGCCGTAGGAGCATATCCCCCCGTCCATCATCATGGGACCGGACATAATGATGTGAGCGATCAGGGAACCGTTCTCGGCTTCACTATCGAAGTCACCCTCGGCATTGGTTAGCTGACTGCTCACTAGCCGTCCTCCGGTCCGGAGGTCCAGATAGGTAAGTGCCTCCTTCGTGGAAGGAGCCTGGCCACCACTATCCTGCGACTCCAGCAGGAAACGGGATAGGTATCGCAGGCCGTAGCCGGCTTCGATCTCCCACTTCGCGCTGAGTAGCGCACGCTGTGCCTGAAAATTGGACATTGCCCCAATGTTGGCCCACCGGCTGCGGAATGGCGAATACCGGTGTTCGCAGAGGGTACACTAACCGCCCCCCTGGGGTATGTGGATGTTCCGAATACGACGCACACTGGAGGGAGTAATCCCGTAGATAGTGGCCAGGGTCTTGACCGCCACCCCGGAGCGCAGCGCATCCACCAGTAGCGGCCGGAGCATATCCCAGTAATCCATGCCCGCTAGGAAGGAGAGCTGCTCCTGGGGAATATCCGAGATCTTCGAAACGCGCTGTCCGGATATTCGCCGGTAAAATTCTAGGGTAACCTTCAGGTAGCGTCGCTTATTCATGGGGTGGGGATTGATCAAGGTAGGCGGCTACTGCTTCGGCGACGTCGGGAATGTCACAGCAGAGTTGGAGGTAATCCATGCCAACTCGATAGTGATTCAGAAGGGTGATGATGGCTACGTAGTCACCGCTGGCCAGGTGTTGCTCCAATAATTCCCGTCGATCTTCAGGTAGCCGAGACCAGTACATGACCAGTGCCATAGCTATTTGATAACGTGGCCTTCCACCAAAACAGGTAAGCGTGATCCCCGTGGATGATCCCTTACTGCCGTCGGCTGAATGAGGATGTCGCTACCGCCATGGCGTATTAGAATGAGACGACGGAAGTCAATAGCATCGTACGTTTGGTCTCCGCCGTTGAGTAGAATTTCTACCGATCGATCTTCCCGGGCCACCTTTTCACCCTCATAGAAGCGACTGTACAGATCACGCCCGGGGTAGCCCTTCCACACTAGAGGGGCGGGTCCGTCACTCTCTTCCTGATCTGAATAGGGTCTACCCGGTGCCGCCATAGAGAAGTAGGGGTAGGTACTTTCGTTGCCGCCCTCAAATAGGTAGGCTACTTCACTACGGGCCGCAACCATACCCCAGTAGTTGAAAACCCGTGGCGCAATTTCCAGGCTCGCACTGCCTCCCCGTTCGCTGTCCCACATCCTCAGCATCCTAATACCTTCCGGGCCTCCGGTCTCGGATGGTCTGGAACTATGTTCGGCGGTCGGTTCGAATAGTGGATTCCGGCGTTCGTCCACTTCACTACCGCGGCGGCCGGTGTTGATCTTGCGCTGCCAGGCGCTACGCTCGGCGGTCGTTACCGCTTCGTCGTTGCTGCTCACGAAATCGTAGAGGATGTATCGGTTCTGAAGCTCGTTCGGATCGGTGACCCAACGAAGCGATCCGGGTACCGTCAATGCCCGAAAGTCGAACGGCGATGCACTTCGCTGGAAGTATGCCGGTATGGTATTCTGAGTTCCATCCACTTCGGATAGGTAGGAAAATGGAACGTCCATCGACACCGTACGGCTGGCTAGGTTAGTACTGAGCTTCGCATTCATCAGGTGAGCTACCCCCTGTAATAGTTCCAGTGCGGTCACCTCGGATGTCATTACCGGCCGTACCTCGCTGCCCGGACTGTAGTAGGGTGGATCGGGTCGCCACACCACCCCGACGTGATGGGCGAATATTGAGGATGAGAATCCAGGCAATCCCGAACCGCTATCCCTACGACTGGGGATTGAATACGATATACGGACGCTGTAACCCAATACCTGATCTTCGTCGGTTTCACCCTCAATCGGTTCGTCGGATAGGGGTGTGCGAAGCTCGAAAGTGACCGATCCGGTATGGCGTACCGACTGACCGTCAGGATCGTAGATAATGCTGTGGCTCGTCTCACCAACAACCTCGCCGAGACGAAAGCTTCTATCCCCCTGCCGGTGCACTGCTACCGAGATTCTGAGTAGTGCGGTATGCCCGGCGGGAGGGGGCTCTACGGTGAGGTCATAATCCAACTCAATGTCCATCACTCCAAACTCCTCGCGGCGGTATTGCCCCCCGTACCGGTATCGGTAGTACGGACCCTGGGTAACCTCTCGACTTTCCCGCCCCGACCTTAGTGTGTAGGTGATATCACCCCACCGATCTGATTCATCGCTTACCGCACTCATTCCCGACGATCCGGTCCAGACGGAATTATTCGTTTCCAACCTTACTACCCAGGGCGTTACCTTGCCCGGGTAGTAGTGCCACCTCTCCCCCAAAAGGTAAGCATACCAGGCCCGGCCATCTCCGGACTTGAGATGGGGGCAGACGAAATTCCACCCGATGCGGTTGAAGGCTAACCGGAGGATGTGGTAGATACTTACCGCAATCCGTAAATCGCGAAGATCTACGCCCTCTTCATTCTCATCCGCTTCGCGCCACAATTCACCGCCGAAGTCAGCCAGCAGCGGCAGCAAGATGGCCTCACCGATCGGGCTGCTCCAGGCAGCCGCAACTGCGGAGTAGGTCCACTCAATACCACCCAGATCAATGTCGGATAGTAGGGTAGCTTCCATACCATCCTGCCAGTCTTCGGCGTAGGGTTCCAGCTCGTATCCCTCCCGTTCGGAGTAGGATACGGTACGCACCGAAGATATATCCTGATACTGTCCGTCCTTCAGCACCGTGACCGGAAAGGTGAACGTACCGCCGGATAGGACGGTAGGGTCGGCTACGGCCAACAAACGGCGGTTACGTACGGTGGCGGGTAGCGAGATGGAAAGTGCGGCCTCCTGAGTGATCCGACTAATCTCGTCTACCCTATCCATAGCCTTGCTGGTAGTCAGTTCCGTACCGATGGGGACGTCGAGCTGTTCGCCGCTATCTGATAGTATTACCTCCAACATCAGCGCTGGAAGGTTTCGTGAGTAGTGAGCAGACTGAGGAGCGGACGGGAGGGATTATCGCTTACGTGTAATCGTAACTCTTCCGGACTGAAGAGTACCTTGGTGTACCGCTCGCGCTGGGTGGTCTCGTCCGTCCACCGTAGAATACCGTAGGGGGAAGAGGCCACCGACTCCAGTAGCTTCGCCTGGGATGATCGGGTATAGGCTAGTTGCACCTGAATGCGCTCGCTAGCAGATTGATTGAACTGAGAGACGCCACCCTCGGAGAACGGAAAGCCAGAATCTACCGGCCCCTGATTCGTGCTAAATATTAGCGGTTGATTGACGGTTTGCCGGTCGCTGGCGAGCGACCGAGCTAGTACTTCATCAACCGGGATCGTAGCCCAACTGCCCAGACCCTCCAGCAGGTATAGTTCCGCCGGCTGGCAACCCTCGTTATCGTGAAAGTCAATAGTCAGTTGATCGCTTTCCTGGGCCCACGAGAAAATACCGATGTCGTGTTCTACGGCAATTTCCAAACGGTCAACTGATCCGGATAAGCTTTCGGGAACTGCGTTGTGACCGGTCGGTACTACCAGGATACCAGTACCCTCTATCTCCTGTACGCTTTCGTCGAGCACGAGATAAGTTAGATTGCCGTTGAAGGTCACCTTTCGGAGCATGCGGTAGCTGACCCGACGCGGTAGACTACTCCCATAAAAGGGGTTTTCGCCCAGGTATATAGCGGTCCAGGCATTACTGTTTCTGGCGATACGACGACGATCGGACCGCACCGTCAGCCAGGGAAGTTTTGCGCCACCCGATGAGTAGGCGTTGATGTTGTTCCGGTTGGGCCCAAAGGGCTTGAATACGTCCGTCTCCCAGGGTTGCAGTAGGGAAGCTACCACGGGTACACCCCCCGTCTCCCGTACCTGCCCGTAGACCGGTTCGCCCCCGCCGGGGTTACGGACGTAGGTTCCGTACCGGATGGTGAATTGCTCCAGCGCGGATTCATCCCATACGGGTACGGCTATAGCTGGATCCGGGGGTGGGGAGAAGCTGACCTGGGACCTGGCCTCGCTACGAATGTCGATGGTAGCCTGACTGTCTTCGTCAAAGGGAGCGTACCGCTCCGGTCCGATGGGACCGGTTCCGGTGAACACCTGATAGTATAGTTGCTCATCCGCACGCTGTTCCGTACGCCCCGGTTCATATACCAGCGCCACGTTCGACAGTCCATCCAAATCGTTATCGGCCGCGTAGTCTTCATCGTCGGATACCGCTGCCGCTTCGGCAATTACCCGATAGGAGCTATCCGCTGCCGAGGGCCGTACAGACCTCACGAAGTAGTTCCGAAAGGCCGGAGATCGCCGAAGCATGCCGGCCAGATTGAAGGTAGACAGGAACAGTAGCGAGGAGTGGTCAAACGTTCGGTCGGTGTAGCGGCTGCTGTCGTCCGTAGTGTACTCCTGGCCGCGGACCCGGAACGTTTGACCGTTCTGCCCGGTACCGGTGATGGTGAAGACGTAGCGGCTCCTGCGGGCGGACTGAACGATCAGTTCCGGATGCCGGACTACATACTGGACCGGGCGACCGAGTACGGAGGGGGTGAAAGCGTCGGGGGCCTGGATAAGGGTCAGCATGGATCTACTACTTCGTTGTTGCCGGTCTGCTGGAGCTCAATGAACTGGAAGAGTTCCTGCCCGGGGCTGCCCGGATTGGTCTCAAGGCCGTACGCCTTGACCGTCTGCCCATCGTTCGGACCGTAGGCCGAAGAGTTGGCCGCGATGCCGTAGACTGCGTTACTGGCCGGCTGGCCTTCGGTGTAGGTGATCATGCGCAGGTAGGTGCGGGCGGGTAGGATGTGATCCGGGTGTAGAAGCTCGATCACCTCCTCCGGGGTAGTCGCATCGAATACCTTACCGTACAGCAGCTTACCGGCCTCGTAGAGTCCAATGAGGTCGTCGGCCCGGTTAGGTATCACCGAAACCGCCGTACCGGGTGCGCATCGTTCGAGCTGGGTGGCATTGGTCGGGGCGGCAATCGTGCTCAAGAGCTCGGCCGGCTGATCAATTGAGGCCTGTACTGATTTTACCAAGTTGGTTAGGAAGCCCATTACTTACCCGTTCGTTTGTCGAGTCTTTCCTGACGTTCCCGGCGCCGGTTGGCGTCCGCCGCGCCGTCGGCAACCCCCTTCCTGCCGGCTTCGTAGATCGCCCGGGCGGCGGCGGCAGCGATCTTGGCCGCAGCCTCGTCGGATAGTTCGGCCTGAGGGGATTCGGATTGCGGACCGAAGACCTGGGCATAGGTACCGTTGTGCTGCGCATTCAGTAGCGCGATGCCGTCGAGATTGGGGGGTTCGATAATCCCACCCTCGTCGAAGATGGGCCGGCCGAAGCCGCGAAACCGGTTGATGTGATCCAGCGTGACACCCTTACCGCGGAAGCTGCGGCCGTACATGCCATTGAGTTCCTTACGGTGGTTGGCGGCGCTGCGCTTGTTGATGACGATCACGTTGCCGTTCTCGTCGTAGTCGATGAACTCGCCGTCCTCAGCCAGTACGTTATGGCCGTTCAGCGTCAGCGGTACCCCGCCGCCCGGGCCGTTATGCGACTGCCCGCGTACCCAACCCTGCATCACCTTGTAGTTTCGCTCAGCCCTACGTCGACGGCGCGTTCTGGGGCTAACCGGTCGTACGTCTTCGTCTTCGAAGATACCGCCCCGGGCCGCGATGGTTTGCGATCGGATGGCTTTGACCTGTTTGGCGGTAGACAGCGCCAGGGCCGTGATCTGGGCCGCCTTGAATACGGAAGATAGGGGCTGTGGGATCAGGCTCTGGGCGGAGAGTATGTTGATGACCCCGGCGGCCGAGGAGGCAAGCAGGGCAGCGATCTGGTACTTCTTGGCGGCTTCGAGTTCCTTCTGTCGGACCTCGCGTTCGGCTTCTACCTGCTGTTCGCGTAGCTCTTCCTGGCGATCGGCGTTACCCTCGGCTGCTTCAATCTCGGCAGCGTAGCGAGCCTGGATTTCGTTGATCTGCTGGTTTGCGCGGGCCGATACGCCTTGCTCAAGGGAGGTAGCAATGTTGCCTATCCGGCCGGTAGCCTCATCGGCAATGGCCAGAATTTTTTGCAGGGAGTCGGCTCGTCGCTCGGCTTCGTGCAGAGTGTTGCGCGTTACGGTCTCCTCGCGGGACTTCGTGTTCTCGATGATGCGTTCGTTCAGGCGATCCTGAAACTCATCCGTCTGACGCTCCAGGGCGGACTGAGTTTGCGAGAGCTGATCAATCTCGGCGTCCGTTTCCGGCAGGATACTGACGGGGGTGATATCATCACCCAGCCGGGCGATCTCATTCCTGATCTTCACCCGTGCATCCTGCAACTTCTCGATGGCCTGCTCAACCCCCAGGATGTCTTCGATCAGGGAACGCTCCTGGTCACTTCCCGACACCGCACCGGTCAGTTCCGTCTGAAGATCGGAGAGCTGCGCCTGCAGGAAGCCGATGCTATCGCGGGCGAACTTCTCGGTGGCCACCGCGGCGGCTTTGGTGCGGCCCTCGTACTTGGCTATCTCGTCTTTCAGCTCGGCAATACGCTTACCCGTACGGGTGAAGGCGGATGAATTAACGTCCAGTTTCTCGTAGGACTTTTGTAGTCTGCCCAGTTCGGCCTTCATGGTAGCCAGCGAGCGGATCGACTTCTTCGATTCCTCGTTGTTCTTTTTCTGTGACTCAGTGTTTTCGTCTACCTCATCGGCTACCTCTCCGTAGCCGGCACCTGCGCCCCCGCCCCCGAAGTTGGGTGTATCCTCGATAGCCTCACCCAGGCCCAGTAGGTTGCGGAAGAAAGAGTTGACCGACTTACCGGCACCGTTCACCGTCTCGCTGACACTGTTGAGCCCTTTTTCCAGGGAGGTGAGCCAGCCCACGACGGTTTCGACCTCCTTAACCGTATCGCTCAACACGTCGTTCAGGCCACCCACGACGTCAAGGGTCCCTTCCCCTTTGTCGTTGACCAGTCCCATGTCGCGGGCCAGGTCAACGAACATGCCACCGATGGGGCGCAATGCGTCGAAGAGATCACCGAAGAAGTTAATCACTGGAACTAGGAATCGTAGAAATAGAGCCTGACCGCGGGTGACCAGACTATCCATCGTAGAACCCGTCGTGCCGAATGCTTTAGCTACCTCTTCCTGGGCTAGCACAAACTCATCGATAGCTTCCTTTTCTTTCAGCTTCTGTTGAGCATAATCACTACTTGTATCAATGACTTTCTTTGTAGCCTGGTCAATATCGCCTAAAGACTTAACGAAATCAAGTCCACCGTCTTCGCCTACCCCACCGTAGACATCTGCTAGAATAGCACCAACCTCCGGGGCGTCGTCACGAAGGGTTTGAACTTGCGTTGAAATTTTAGCAATTGCAGCGCCTATGTTCTTTTCAGATACAAGCTTCTCTATATCTTCAGAAGCCAATCCTATACCTTCGATAGCTTCTCTTGTTGCTGGCGTTAGTTCGCGCAATCGGGTACGTGCTTCGTTGATAACATCAACTGCTCGATCATTAAAGATGCCCTGTTCGTTACCCCTACGAATTACTTCCTGAAAGGCGTTAGCAGCGGCTTCACCCTCCCCAAAAACTTCCTTGAACGCCGGACCGAATTCCAATAGACTATCCAAGTATTCTCCGTTGGTATCTAAACCGGTAGCTAGACCATTGGTGATTCTGTTGAAGGCGTCCTCGTATGTTATCCCTGTACTTTCAGAGTAAGCATTGGCAGCCCGTAGAATTTCATTAGCATCACGATCGAACGTTTGGGCGATGGATGAAGCTTCCCGGGTCAGCGCATCCAGGCGTTCGCCCTCCGTGCCGGTGAGCGCTTCGACCTGAGCCTGGAGGGAACGGTACTCTTCGGTCAGGTCCTTGACGTACTTGGTGGTGGCCACCGCGGCGGAACCGGCTGCGGTGATAAAACCGGCGGGAGTGGCTAGGCTGGCAAAGTCGACACCGGCGGCGCCGACGAGAGCCTCACCCACCCCGTCCAGGGCAGAGGCGTAGTTGCCCACATTTCGCTGATATTGGCCCATGTCGGCGTCGAGTTCCTTGAGCTCCTTGTCGAGCTTCGCGATACGCGTCAGTAGGTCCTGGCCGACAACTTGGCGTTCGGCCTTACCGAGCTCGCGGTACTGCCGGCGCAGGTTGACCAGTTCGGCGTTGAGCGCTCGGTAACTGCCTTCGGCCTTGCCGCCGGCCACGGCCTGGTCGCGAGCCGTATCGCGGACCTCCTGACGGTACTGACCGAGCTCGGTCTTAAGTTGAGCGATACGGTTGAGGAGTGGCTTGCCGGCTACTCCGCGTTCTTCCCTGCTAAGGCTTTCATACTCGTCCTGTACAAGACGTAGCTCTGCCTTTAGTCCGCGGATGGATTCAGCGGTGATGTCGTCGGCCCGTTGCTGGGATTTGCTCCGCTCTTCATTGGCTTTCTCCACCGATTTGGCGGCCTCCCGTTCTTGCCGGGCCCGGTCTTTGGCGGCTTTGGCGGCTTCCTTGGCGGCCTTCTTGGCAGCCACGGCTTCGGCATTGTACTGGTCTTTCAGGTCGGCCTGCACCTGCTGTAACCGCTTCAGCTGCTTCTCCTGATCGGACCGTTCAGAACTGCCAAACTCGGCGGACTTGTAGGCCTTCGACACGGCCTTGACGGCGGCGGCCAGTTCCTTTTCGTTGGAAATGGCGCGCTCGACACCTTCGATGACAACTTTGAACGCAATTACTTTGGCCATGGTCGGGCAGCTTTCAATCCACGACACGCACGGATTGCCACAATTAGTTGCAAGTTAATTATTTTACTACGAATTGTAGACCGCATGAATGATGCACGACAAAGCGTCTGGGTTTGCACGAAAAACCTGCACGGTTTAAAATCAAATCGGAACAGATTAGGAACAAAGTGCGTACTGATTGTATACTAAGTGCGACTTAATTTGTTATTTTGTAAGTGACTTTTTTGGTAGAAAGTCAGTAGTTACAGAACAGTCTAGCAGCGACGACATAATGGAAGAGGCAATCGCAGTAGCGAATTACTTTATCGACAAGTCGATACACGACCCGGACCCGCGGGCGGCCGTGACCAACATGAAACTGATCAAGTTGGTCTACATCGCTCATGGTTGGTACCTGGCCATGTACGACCGACCGCTCATCAAAGAGAATGCCGAGGCCTGGAAGTACGGGCCGGTCATTCCGACGGTCTACGAAGAGTTTCGGCACCATGGGGGGGAGTACATTACCGAGAAGGCAAACGGTTCATTCTGGAAGAGCAACAGCCGCTACGAACTTACCGAACGTGAGGGTCTGGCGCCGTTCCTGGATAAGGTATGGAACACCTATGGCTACTACACAGGGGGACAGCTGATGAACCTGACCCACCAAGTAGGTACCCCCTGGGAGATGACCTGGCACCACTACGGCGGTCGGGGCGGGTTCGGTGTCACTATCCTCAATCCGCTCATCCAGAGCCACTATCGGGACAAGCTGGAAACGAACAAGAAGGCCAATGCAGCAGCCGAACCCGAAGGAGTTTGAGAATTTAAGTGAACCGGAGGCGCCCTCGAATCAGCCTTCGGAATCAAACAGTATAGAGGAGAGAGATTATCAAGCGGGACTCCTTGAGAATGCCGACCGGCAAAGTCACCGACGAGATCAGGAGCTTTACAATCTATCCTATAGTGTTGGTAAGTTCTCTATCGTAGTAGCCTTCGTGGTGTTCCTGCTCATCGCATTGATCCGGGTTCTACACCTACTGTTACCTACCGGTTGGACCTGGATGGAGGGAGATCAGATTGAGAGCGTCGATTCCCTTCTCAACCTATTCTACGGGGGCGCGATCGGTAGCTTTCTGACTAAGTTCGTCGAGAACCACCTGGCCAAAAAGCGTAACCGACAGCTTTAGTATCAGGCTATCAAGAGCGAATGGCCTTCTCTAATTCATCGGTCAGGGACCCTTCCAGTAAGACCTCCAGTCGCAGCCGTTTTTCTATCTCCCGTTCGTTCACCTCCAGTCCTTTCTGAATCCACCCCGTGCGGCGTCCGTTCTGACTAAACGAATAGCTACCACGGGTAGGATGACCTTCCCGTTTTGCAGTTTGCGCGATGGCGAAGGCTACACCCTTACGCTCCTGATCCGACAGGGAGGGCTTGACCGTACGCAGCCAGCGGATGAGACCCTGTATGTACTTCGACTTACCGCTTCCACCGCCGCCGCCATACGGCACCTTACTGGCTTTCACGCCATCGTTTACCGGGTCAACCATGTACTCTTCTGCCAGTATCCAACCCTCCAGTCGCTGTAGGTCACGCTTCTCAATGCGCCCTTCCAGTGAGTCCCGGCCCCGGCCGGTGGCCACGTGGCCCTGCTGAGTGATTTCTTCCCTACCCTGCTCCACCAGCCAGTCGAGCAACTCACCGAAGCGCTTCTCGATGCGCTGTTCTAACAGCATTTTCCGGAGCAGTTTACGACGCCCCGGGCGTTCGGTTCAGTCCGGTCGTAGCGGAAGGCCGGACCGTCCAGAACGATACATTCGGTAAGCGATACGGAGAACATGAGGCCGCGGAGGTGGGAGTAATCGCCCCAGGGTCTGATCTCACTACCCAGGTCGACGAAGTCCGCAATCTCTACATCCTGATCAATGAGGGATAGGTCGGCACGTTCGGGGTTGGTCCACACCTGGCCGAGCGTCGTGTGTAGGTAGAGACGGTACTGGAGTAGTTCCTGCCTGATGGCCGTAGCCATACGTAGCAGGTTGTCGTACACCTGTGGTCCCGACCTTACCCCACAGTGATCAGCATGCAGGTGGTCGATCAAAATTACGTCCACGGTGTGGGTTACCGTGTTGCCCCCTTTGGTACGGCTCTGCCGCAGCTCTGGCATGATGACGGGGAACTGACCCTTCATGTCAGAAGAAAGAGCGCCGGCACCGTCCCAGTCTCGGCTCCAGAAGTTGCCGGCTAGGTAGTCCTCAAAGGTGTACCCGTAGCTCACATGATCAAGCTGGGGAACCTGATCAATCAGGGCAAACGAATTGACCGTAAGGCCCGGCCGGTAGGCCATGTCCTTGGTCACCTGAAGCAGGATGCCGTATAGTACAGATAGGTTCGGGGTCATGCTTCCTGATTGTCTCGGTGGAAGAATAGCCAGTAACATATCATGATGATCACGCAGGCGCGGGCGAGGGCATCCATGATCATAACCACTTCGGAACCGTTCATAGGCGTGACATTTTCAGGCAGTAGGCCCCGACGAACGAACGCCAGTCGGAGTAGAATACACTCTGGAAAGGCGTGAGATGAAGCCCTTCGAACCATCGCTCTTCTACACCGATCTGGTAGAACACCCGCCATCCGGAGACCTCCCAAGCCTGCTTAGCTGCTGCTTGCATACGCCGCATATGCTTACGCTGACCCTCCGACACCCTGGAACTCGCGGAGCTGTTCATCGCTCGGCCCGGAGGGCTCTTGGTGAAGAAGTCGTATTGCCGTCTTGCGCGAATTTCAGCAAGGCGGCGACGGTAAAAAAAACGGATGTCCTGAACGGTCTGTAGGTCAATGTTGCGCAGCAGCTTACGGCGACGGACAAGCCAACGTTCGCGGGCCCCATCATCCCAGGGAAGTTGTTCGCCGAAACGGCGCAACAGGATGGCTACCTGGGTCAGTCCCAGGGTGTAGTCGAGTGAACTGGCCCGTTCCGGATCCTCGTACCCCCTTATCTTACCGATCTCGGTAGCGTGGCGTCGCAGGTATTCCTGACACTCGATCGCCTCACCGGTGTTGAGTGGCTTACCGGACATCACCCGTGCAACCCGGTCGCGGACGACTTTGAAAGTCTTACCGTCCGTTTTTACCTGCAGAAAGTCGGGCAGCGAATCGATTGGATACTTATCCAGCACCTCCGCCTTGGTCGGTTCACATTCCTTAGCAATGCCGGCGAGATGGGCGTAGACGCGTGTCTGGCTCAGTTCGGTTCCGAGAGTGATGCGATAGTTCGAATTGAACAGATGGACTACATCATCGCCCGGCAGGCTGGTGGGGAGATCGTGAACTGCTGCCCCGGTGACCTTTTCGAGAGCCTCGGCCATGGCCCGTTCGGCCTGACCAGCTTCGGCTTCACCGTCCGCGACCTGTCGGGAAATCAGATGAAACCTATTCTCCCAGGCCCGGAAGTCGCAGAACTTTCCGAAGTGCCACTCGCTGGCGTCCAATGGGAGGAATAGGTCACGGTCCTGACCGTCGATGTTAGTGACTAGCGTCATTAGGTTGATTGTAGGGCTGCGTCGCGGTAGTATTTCGCGATCTTGTTGGCAATCGTTTCTGCCTTCGTAGAATTGCCGACATTGACACCCAACTGGCGGGCGTGCATCATGAGGATGTCGGGATTATCCTGGAAGGCGTTTAATACGCCCTCCTTGGTCTGAAGGTGCGTAGTATCATTCTCGTGAATTGACGTTCGGCCCTGGGGAGGGCAGTCGACACATTCACCATCGTCCCAGTTCGTGCGGATTTTCGTGCGCCGGATCTTGGGGGTGGCGTCCCGGCTCTTCCCGCTGGCTACCCGCGGGCGGCTGGTGACCCTGCCGCGGACCTTCTGTTCCAGCTCACCTAGTCCGGTGATGATGGCGTGGCGGTCTTCGGGAAATACGTGGCCCAGCGTGGTGAAGATTGCGGCGAGGTCCGGCCCCCGGCCCCGGCTCTCGAATTCGGGGGCGGCATCAATCAGTACCTCCATGATCGGGGCAAGCGAGGTGTTGGCAATTTCCATACGGTGCTAAGCTCTGTCTTTAAGTCAGGGCGGGGCCGTCAACACCATCAATGATTGCTCGCTAGCAAATATAGAACATTCTGTTTGAATCCTCAAATTTCAAACGAATCCTCTCATCTTCCCCCTACGGATGACCCTGGGCTTGATCGTTTCCATACAGTAGTAACGGATAGCATCCCAACCATGATTGAACGCATCGATGGGATCATTAGTAAGTTCACCCGTGCGCGGACCGCTCTTGATTTTCTTGTAGGTGTACTTCTTGCGCTCCTGGATGATGTCTTCCGAATCCGATGTGACGTGTACGTTCGTCTGGTTGACCAGGCTAAGGCCGTACTCAATCGAGCCCGGGCCCTTCTTAACCTCGATGATGCGGTAGCCAAGACGGCGCAGGTGGTCACAGGCCCTGGCGTCGGCACCGTCGGCGTAAATCGGTACGGTACGTTTGGGTATGCCGAGCTTCACGAAGGCCCGGTCTAGGTCGTCCAGGGACATTCCGCGTCGGTAGAGCAGCTGTCGGGCGAAAAGGTCTTCCTGCCCGTTCTGTAGCCCACAGTGCACCAAGGCGGTCGGGTCAGCACGGTAGCCGAAGTCCAGCCCGTACCCCTGCCGAGCTAGCTGATCCGGCATCCGGTGGACCACTTCCATTCTGGGTATGCAGAGCTCACCTAGCTGACCGGTCTTACCCAGGCCGTACACCTTCCAAAGTTGCTCGTCCTTCTTCCTGATGTCGCGCAGTTCCATTAACGCACCCTCCGAAACGTAGGGGTTGTGGGTGAAGTTGGAGTAGTACACGATCGTATCGGACCGGCCCATCAGGTGTTCGTGGGCCCAGAAAGGAGCGGTGGGATTGTAGTCGACGAAGATCTCCTCGGAAGTACGCATGGTGACTTGCCGGAAGACGGAGTAGGGGACGCCGTTGCCCTCGTTGAAAAAAGCAATGTTACGCTTTCCGTTCTTGGCATCCTGGGCATCGCCGTAGCTCACGAACTCCAGAATGGAACCGTTCTTAAACTCCCAGCTGAAGGTAGACTTGTTATGCTTCGCGACCTCTGCCTGGATGGCCGGGCTGCTAGGCAGTATGCGGGTTTCGAAGTCACGGTAGCTTCCCTTGCGCAGGTTGGGCATGTCCTGACCAACTACGGTAGCGATACGCGACTTCTCCAGTAAGCGAAGAACTATGACCTGGAGGATGGAATACGTCTTCCCGCTGGAGGTACCCCCCTGGTTTATCTTGATCCGGTGCTTACGGTCCGCGTAGTTCCAGTTAAAAACCGGGGTGGCTTCACTGTCGAACAGATCAGGGTGCAATCCCATCGTCAATCTCGTCTTCTGAGGTCACCGGCGGGGTGGCGCTACTGACCTGAACGGTGAAGGTGAGTGGCTGACCACCCGGTGAACTGTGCTCGTGCTGACTTCGGATGGGCGCATCGGCGCCGATCATATCCCTGAGCGCCTTGAGGGCGGTCTGTTTATCGTAAAATTCTACCTTGACCCATTCGGTGTAGACCTCCTTACCCTCCCTATCGTAGCTGTCCCGCTTCGTTTCTACCTTCTTGATACAGGCCTTGACGTGAGCCGGAAGATCCGCGTATTCTTCGCGACTGAACCAGTCGGTCATAATGTGGTCGATGCCAGCTTCGACCTGAGCTTTGTAGTGTTGGGCTATCCAGAGTGCACTGATGCCGGCAGCTTCAGCGATGTTGTTCCGGAGATGATCAAGATAGGCTTTGATCTTACCATTTCTTAGCAGTCGGGAAGCACCCGAGGCAGCCGCAGCATCGGTTTTAACCTTGTAGCCGGCGTCCTTATACGCCCGCGTACCGTTCCAGTCGATGGCGTATTCCTGAGCGAACCGGCGCTGTAAATCGGTAAGTTTGGAAAAGTCGGTATCAGTAAGTCGGGCAGACAATTACAACGTTTTGTTGTAAAAGTACGAAATGTTGAATAGATGTCTACCCCTACCCAACGTCTCGCTTCCCACCGTAGTATGGTAGGGCCTTCAATCTGGCGGCCCGCTGCTCGGCGTCTTCCTTGATGTAGTGGAGCAACGTCTTTCTATCGGCATGGCCGGTCATGGCCTGGATGTCGTCGAGATGGATTCCGGCGGCGTGTGCGTTGGTAGCAAAGCTACGTCGGGCCGTGTGGGTACTGATGAGTTCGTACTTCTTGAACTCTTGGATGACGGACTTGCCGCGGATCTGTCGGACCAACCTGACGGTTTCGGTCATGCCTGCCATCTGGCAGACCTCCTTTACGTACCGGTTGATAGTTTGAGGCTTCCGATCCGGTAGCTTCCAATCGTATCGTTCTCCTACGGTTCGCATCATCTCGCTCAGAGGGATGACTACGCGTTTACGGATTCCCTTCTGGGTGAATAGGCTAAGCATTTGGCGGCCGTCCACCTCGATCAGGTTGCCGGCGTTGATCTGCGGCCACCGATTCACCCGAAGGCCAGTACAGCAGCCGGCCAGAAAGAGGTCACGGCACTCCGTGTGAAGCTGGAAATCGGATAAATCGAAGTTGGCCAGATGCTCGAGCTCTTCGTCGTAGAGTGCGATGGTATCCATCGCCTGAGAGGATAGCCGGAGGTGGCTTTTGAGCTGCACCGAGTGAATATCTGCCCCCAGTTTGTGGCCGTGGGCGGCGGCATGGATGCAGACCTGCTTGAACTTGCGTAGCATCTTATGGACGGTGGAGTCACTCCGCTCTTCCGGAAGGGTCCAGAAGTAGTCGCGGTACTCCTCGAACAGTCCGAGATTGATGTCGGCAAAACGAGTGCGCTGGATACGCTGAGCGTCAAACCGGATGAACCAGTCCCGGGCAACCCGATCGCTAGCAACCGTTGCTCGTGACAGGTTGGCAGTCCGCTCACGGTCGCGAATGAAGGTTCGGTAGTAGTCCGCTACGGTGGGTTCTTCCATCCGAACGACGGTCTCTTCGCCGTGAATACGGTGACGCAACATCTTCTTCAGTAGATCCGGAGTGAGTTCACTGATGCGATGATCACGACGGTACTCGTTGTAGGTTCGGCGTACGAACTGGTCGAGGTCGTCCAGAATGCGGTTTACCTCCAGGTAGTCCGGTCGTCGGCGGCACCACTTATCCAGTACGCGTTGAGCTTTCTTATCCCAGTGGTCCGGGCTGACATGCTCGGACGTAGAGACATGAATGCGCTGACGGCGGTATGCGAAGCGAAGGAGGATCATCGCTTCCCGATCCGTCTTGGGCTTCTCAAGGTAGTAGCGGACCTTGTGGGACATGAGGACTGTGCTTTGGTGAACTGATTTGCCCGACCAATGTACATCCGATTGGACACAACATCCAACAAAAGAACTTACCCCATTTAGTATTTAAAACAAATGTTTTACTTTTTGCCAAACTACAACGTAGCAATAGCTAGCGATAGTGATGCTAGCAAAACAATTGGTAGTTTTGCCGTTCCATCCGAGACCACCCTGTTCAGTCGGTTAGCCATGTCCTTTACCGGCATCCTCCCCCCCCTCTTGCTAGCGCTTGTTCTTGCCGCCCTTGCGGTGGCGCTCCGGCGTGGGGTTTGGAGTTGGTTAC